AAAGTCTTTCTGCAAATAGTGATTGTTCTACCCTTATCATTTAGGCAATAGTCAAATATAAGGAAGAGCAAAACATTCCACGTCTTTCCGCTTCTTGTTCCGCCCTCATGAATAGCTATCTTTCCAGTGCTGTTCCTTAAGTGTCTATAAACTATGTTAGTCTGTATCCTTGATCTTGTCAATTATCTCAATTTTAAAATCAGTTGGCATTCCATCAGCTCCAGTTATCTCTTGTCTTTCAACATAACCTCTTTTCTTTCCTTTGCTCTTTAAATAGAATATCATCTCCGCTGTCTTTCCATCCTTAATATTTTCAAACAATTTACTCTCTACAAAATCAAGAGCTATCTCCTGGATATCATTTACTTTCTCTGCAAACTCTGGATCATCTTTTAACCATCCATAAAAGGTAGTTCTTCCAACTCCAACTTTCTTACATGCAGTCGTTACCACACCTAGAGATTTCTCTAAAGCTTCTATTATTGCTTTTTTATGTTGTTCGGTTTTGTTCATAACTTTAACTTATTTCTGGTAAACCATCTTCATTAATTGTTATATTTAAATCCATTGGTGCTCCACAATCTGAATGTTCGCATATAAAATTATCTTTTGGATTGTCATGTCCGCAAATATTACATATATTCATATTAAAATATTTTTATAGGTTAAGTTTTATTGTAAATTCATTAGCCTTTCTTTTAACTTGTGAAATCATTGATGGGTATAATTTTATTAAATCTTTTATTGCCTTTCTTTCAATATCAATTGTTCGGTAATCTTTACAACCTCCATCTTTTCCCCAGTGATCATTCTCCCAATGTAAGTATCTGATTCCTAGAATTCCTCCTTTATCACGAATATGACGAAGGCAAATCTCGTAATCTTCTTTTACTATAAAATTTTCATCAAAATAATATTCTCCATCATTAATCATTCCCATTAAGGATGCTGTAACATATGTTCTTGTTAGAATAGGTTTATAAGGGTAGCTGCCTCTTGGACTGCTTTCTGTTCTTGTTCCCCATATTTTAAAACCCATCTGTTCTGTCAAATCAAAGTATTTTAAAAACTCCTCTGCCCAAAAACCTTCATCTCTAATCTCAATTTTTTTTGTTTTTCTTTTATCTAAAAAATTGTATCCTACGTTTTTTGCATCATCATCTAACATAACGACGTACTTTTCATCTGTGTTTTTTAGAATCCAGTTTCTTGTAGGTGTTATACCTCTGATTTCTTTTGGTACACAAACAATGTTTTTAACTAATCCATTGTATTGATGATATTCACTTTCTGGCACAAAGAATGTGCATATATTAGGCAAAATCTTATTAGTAGTTGTAAGACCAGCTCTTCCTTTACTTGGTACTGCTATTAACATTTATTCTTTTTTTAAAATCATCCCACCATAAAACACGCTCTAGGCTTACAGCATCAAATGTGCTTCCTTTTTTATAACCTCCTCTTCTAACCATTTTTAATTTGAGCATTTCTTTAAGCTCCTCCCAATCAACAGAGTTAGGTTCTGCCATAATGAGTATATATTCTTTTGGAGGCTCTAACTGCACCGACTGCGGTAACTCTATTTCTTCATCATCTTCTAATTTGTCAATTTGTTCATCAATTAACAAATCTAAACCCCAGTCTTCTAATAGTTCAGTATCCCATTCATTTGCTAATAAATCCCAATCCCATTGCCCATAACCAACATTATCCTTAACAATAAACTCTTTTTGTTGTTCCTCTGTTAAGTTATCTGCTTTCATGATCCAGACCTCTTTCAATCCAGCTTCCTTGCAAGCTCTTAATCTCATGTTGCCTCCAAGCACAACCATATCATTGTTTACGACTATTGGGCGAAGCTTGAGCATCTCTGGAAATTCTTTGATGCTTTTAACAAGTTTGTGAAATTTACTATCCTTTATGATTCTAGGATTATCTGGATTTTTTATTACTTTTCTTATATCAATCAGTTCCATACTTATATATAAATTTTTTCTTATTATTTTAGTATCTCCTCAATCGCCTCTAGTTTTTCTGGAGATAAGCTTGATACTTTTTTAATTATGTTAATCTTTGAGTCATTCATTAAAGTTTCATGAATCAATGGAAGTTGTTTATTATAAAAGCTATGGTCTGGATAAGTTTCGCATGAATAGATCACTGACCTATGCGTTGTCTTAAATCCATTCTTTGCATATTCTCTAACAATCTCTGTCCATCCCATATCCATAATCTCTCGCATGAATACATTTGCAACGCTTCTCATCTCCACAAGCTCTCTCTTTCTGCTTTGCTCAAATATATCAACTCCTGTTATTTCTCTGATTTGTTCTCCTATCTTTTGTAATTTCATTTTATTTATTTTTTTCAATCCATTTCTGTTGTTCATCTCTTAAGAACTCAATCTCTCTCCTCAAATAGTCGGCAGCTTTCTCCAAGTCTCTCAACTCGCTTTCTTTCTTACCAGCTCTGCATACATACTTGATGATGTTGCCTCTGTTGAAGTTAAGATTGTAGTCCTTTATAAAGTCAATAACATCGTATCCTTTTCCGTTCTCGTAATGTAAATAAGTTGATCTCATATAATAGCGTTATCTAGTTGTTGTATAATATGTCGTATTTCACTTCTCTCAAACTTTCCAGATATTTCTGCATTGTAAGTTTTGAATGATAGTTGATACATATCTTTCTCCGTATCTCCTTTTTTTTCTTTCTTTCCTAAATAATCAATTTTTAAATTCAATTTCATTTTTTTCTGTTTTTCTTAATTTATTAAATTCCAAAAGAGTTGCATCCATTAAAGGTTTAAATCTTGATATTGATGTAGCTGCTGGATGCTCTATTTTTGCAAGCTTTCCATATTCTTTAAATAAGTAATCCATTGCTTCATAATCATTAAAAGCATAACTAAAGCCTATTTTAATCATCTCCCTAACAGCATAAGCTTGTATGTTATTCTTTCCGTATTTGTTTACTAAATTAGATATTTTTCTCAAAAGATAAAGTGAGAATTTTAAATCTTTTATTTTGCATTCTCCTTTTTTAAATTTAGAAATATCTCCTCCCATAAAGAAAAGATGCACAATATTACCAGCAGAAATAGTGTTTGAATTTTTTCTAAAATAATCATAAGCAATTTTATACTGATCATTCTCATTAGCGAATGCTTTTAAATAATCAACAGTTAGCCAAGCTTTATTTCCGTTGTTTAAGTTTATGATTGCATTAAGATGATCCTTCTGTTGTTTAGTATCTACCCAATCAACTATGTAAACTGGTACTGTTTTTTGTTTCAATAGCTTTGCACTTTCAACTCTGTGATGTCCTTCAATGATATCTCCATCCTTTGATACTACTATTGGCATCATCCATCCAAACTCATTCAATTTATTTTTGAAGTTCTCTGAATGTTTTAAAAGTAAATCTCTATTCACTTTAGCTCTTTTTAAATCTTTAATGTTGAAGAAAGGTTTAAATTCTCCTCTTTTAATCTCTGTTGTTTTCATGTTATTTATTTATTTATAATTTATTTTATAATTGTCCAGTTAAGCAATAGTTATCAATATCAGCTCCATCAATAAAGAACTGTTCATATAACTTGAGAGCTTTCTCTACCTTTTCTTCTCCTCTGTGGTAAAAGTTTTCAGAGCAGTTAAAGATACCGATGTCAAGACTTCCCTTGTCAAGCACCAAGAAATAAAAGTCCTCATGATTTTTATTAAATAGATTGCAGTAAAGATAACACTGCACATCGTAAGAATATTTCTGTGCTGAATAATGAAAGTCCTTAACGCTTGAAGATGATGTCTTTAAATCTACGATTCTATTATCAGCTAGAACGTCTGCCTTACCTCTAAAGGGTAGTCCTTTAATGTTGTCAATTCCAGGAACTTCAAACTCTGCTTTTGTAATCAGTTCCTTTGCATGCTCATTCTTAAAGAAAGCATCCACTAAACGCTCTGCATCGCTTCTTTCTTTTGCAGTGAATACTCTTCCAAGCTCCAGCTTTGCCTCTTTGAATTTCTTTGTATTCTTGCTTTGCACTTCAATGAAAGTTTGTGCTTCAAATACTTCTGGCTCTAATATAGCGGTGTGGAATAACCACCCATCTCTTAATGCTTGTGATTCTCCACTTCCATATTCAAGTGAGTATTTATAAGTCTTTGGACTTGCAAGGATTTGTTTCAAGCTACTGCTACTTAAGGCTAATTTGTTTAACTCTCCATAATAGAAAGTGTCATCATCCATTCTCTTTAGCAGCTCTGCTCTGTCGTATTGCTTCCCATCCAGAAGCGTTATTTTATTCGAGGTCATAATCGTAGCAGTTTTTAGAGCAGTAAGTATCCCCATCGGTTTCCTTGTCGCATGTTCTACAATAAGTTGCTTCATCTGGCATATCAATGTAATGCATATCGTATTTTTTTAATTCTATTGTTATTGTTTCTATTTGTTTTTTAAGGTCTTGAATTTCTGTATTCTTTCTTGACCTCATCAAGTTATATCTTTTTGTTATAATGTCCAACTCTGTCCTTAATGAATTGGTAAACATTCCAATCTCATTCATTGCTTTAACGCAATTGCGAAGATCTTTATTAAGTGGCTTTGCATCTTTCCACTCAATTATTTTGTCGGCTAGCCAATTAAACCAAAGGTCGTAAGCTTGGTTATTAAGTAAATTCATTAGTAACTAAATCCAATCATGAATCCTAAACAAAACGTAAGGAAGGCAAGTAATAAAATAGACGCCATAACTACCAGCTGTCTTTGTTCTGCTTTCTTAAGTTCTTGTTGTTCTAACTCTTTTTCAGTTAAAACCTCGATTCTGTTTTTTCTTGTTTGAATATGTAATCCTGTCTTTGTCTTTTTCATTTTGTTATAAATTTAGCAAGCTCTTGGTATCTCT